CTTATTCATATATTTTAACTACCTTTCATGGCACATTATAACATAAAAACAAAAAATATGAATAATAAAGCCGTATTTTTCTTGACAACGCCTTTTAAATGCGTTAAAATCTCAAGTGTAGCAAAAAACGGCTTTTAAGACCGTGGAAGGAGGTGTATAAATGCTACTAACGGAAGACCATGCTAGAAAAGTACGGCGCAAGCGTGCGGACTTAATGCTAACGAAGAAGGCAACTGCTGAAAAGCTAGGTATTAAGCCCCAAACCTTGACCAAAGTAGAGCAGGGCAACTATGACGCCCCGCGCCGTATCTATGAAAGTGTCATAAATTGGCTACTAGAAGATGTGTAATTTTCCTAACTACCTTTCACACACACTACAGGAAAACGACACAGACAAAGAAAGGAGGTAAACCATAGGCGGACTACTTTATCTAACCCTAAAAAAGACAGCTAGGCACATTCTAGCTATCTTACAATGGCTATTTACTCATGATTGGCCACCGACCAAGGGCAATCACGCGCAGAAAAAGAACTAAAAACCATTTTAAGGGCGTACCCCTTAAAACTACGACCAACGACAAAAACAAATGATTAAACAATAATACAGGTTTCCCCACCTAATCCAAAGAATAAACACGCAGGCGCGTGCTAGAAAGGAAATACAACATGACCACACTTGAAGAACGCTACTGTATTGAGCGTAGAGCCTTTTTAGGACAACGGGCAACACGCCTAGAACTCTTAGAAAGGGTTATCCGCCTAGAACTAATGCTAATGGATATAGCGGACAGTACACTAGACACAGACTTCCCAGAAATGGCAGTAAATACAACACTAGACCATATAGCAGATTTTGGCGACGAAGCACTTTACCTACTAGAAAGCCTAGACCATGACGGCGATTATAAAGCCCTTTGGGAGCATACAAAAGACACAGGGGCAGACAATGGCAAGTAAACAACTTGAAGCACTCCTAGAGCGTGCTAACAAGTCAGATGAAGAGCTAGACTATATTACCGATTATCTAGCTAGTTTGAATAATGAAGCCATAGAAACGACCCTAGCGGGCAAATTTGAAGCCGTTAGCCGTTTCATATGGGAGATACAAGGCTATTTACAAGAGAAATTAAAGGAGAAGACACAATGACTATGATTGACAAAAATACAGTACTTTTCACTTATGGAGAGGATAACGAGCATAAACAAACAGTTGGCACATTTTTAGAACTAGTAAAAAATGAGGACGGAGAAAAACTTTATAGTATTGGCGAAACCTTAGAATCAGAAGGAAAAAGTCTAGGTAAAGAATTAAATGAAATTGCTGGAACATTTGAAACCTTAATCGATAGTTTACTTACAACATTAGAAGGAGAAAATACAAAATGAGCAAAAAACAAACCTATAAAGAGTTTAAAAAATGGGTAGATGACCAGGTAAACATGGCGGAAGCTATGGGGCTAGATGAAAATGCTGAAGTTTTACACGATATGGTGGAACAAAACGCCCAAGCATGGGTACAAATTCAAGAAATGCTAGAAGAACACACCCTACATTATCGAGCAAAAGGCAAGAAAAAACGAGGTAAACAACATGGAGACAAATAACATTGTAACCATTAATAGTGCGGAACTTATCCACCTTACCACCTACGCTTTCTATATGAAACATATTTCAAAAAGCCTACAAAACTTTACAAAGGAACTAGAAAAAACGCTTGAACCTAATAATGTAGCCTATTTAACACTTGCTTGGGCTAAAATCAATGAAGAAAGCGAGCGAGCAATAGAAATCCTAGAACCCAAAACCAGCAAAGAAGACTTTAAAGCGGTTATGGAAGAACTTGAAACGTTAAAAAATACACAGTACACCACAGAAGATATAGTTCTAATGACGTGGGAAGGATTTTAGAGGGGGTTGAAATGACTAAAACACCATTTACACAGGAACTACTCCTACAGGTTTATGAAGATAATGGGCTAGTTAGCTTTGATTTACTCCAAGAACGGCTGAAAGGTTGGACGATAGAGGGAATTAAGGCACGTTTTAACCAATGGCGACACCGTGGCATTATCTCTTATAGCTTGCTGAATGATGAAATTGACGAATTTCAATTCTTAAAAACCAAACGAGAAGAAAAACAAGAAATTACCGAGGGGCGGAAGTTAAAGCTAGACGAGTATTTCAAGCAAGTTTTAGCAACGGCGGACATTATCAATAAGCCAACGGCAAGCGATACAAACCGCCTAAAGGCTATCCAACTCCAACAACAAGCCCTAACGGAAATCCCCGACGACATTTACAAAGAATTTTATGAGGTTTACGCCTAGAGGGGGTTAAATTCTCAAAAAAAGTACATTCTAGCGATTTTTTAGAACGGGTAGTATAAAGATACCAGAAAATAAAAAAACGCCGTATAGACGATTTTAGGCGGCATATTGAACAGGAAGGAAAAAATAAATGGCAGAAGCATTGTTAAGCGAAAGCGCAAGCCTTGAACTTGTCCGCGGTGCCTTAGTTTTGGCGCGTGAAATGGCAAAGGACGAAATAGAACGGCTAAACAAAAAGCCCCTACGACAAGGGGAAGTAATGGAGTTATACGGCTTTGACCACAAATACATGAAATATTTAAAGTCATGTGGGTTAAGGTCACGCCGTCAAGGGAAGTCTATCTACTATGATGTGCGAGATGTAGAAGAAATACTAGAAAAGTTGAAAGAATGACAACAAAAAAGGCTTACACCAGCGACCAAACTGACAAGCCTTCAAATGATTAAACAATAACCAGGGAAGGGCGAACCCTTGCACACCTTTGTTATTGCCTTAATCATACCATAAGGACAATGAGAAGGCAAGTCAATATTATTTATTTCAAGATATTAAGATTTTTAAAATCATAAAGCACACATTAGCTAGGCTATTATTTTGGCACACACTTACAAGATAAGTTTGGGGCGGGCAACCGCTGGGGATAGTCTAGATAAAAAAACGTATAGTAAAGAAAAATTGTAGACAGGTCAACACACGGAAAAAGCACGCGCCACCGCGCGAGCTAATACCAGAAATACAAGAATACAATGTGGAAAGGGGTCAAAATGGACTTAAAAGGAAACGACAAGCATATATATAGCCTAATCGGTGTAGGGATTGAAAAAGCCATCACGGCGCGCCACATAGCACAACAAACCAACCTAGATAAAAGAACGGTTAGGGAATGTGTTAGACGGCTGATAATCAAGCATAAAATACCAATTATTGGCAACCGCAAAGGCAATCATAAAGGCTATTTTATACCAGCCAATCATAGCGAACTAATGGCAGGTATAGGAGCGCTTGAAAAACAAATCGAAGAAGAAAAGAAACGGCTTGAAGTATTGCTAGAAGCCGAGGTATAGAAGTTAAGGGGGTAAGTAACATGCAAGAAATGACAATAGAACAAGCATTCACACTCATAGCAATATTTACACCGCTAAACCTCTTTCTATGGTTTGGCGTTGGTTTAGGCAGTATTCAAGCCCCTAGCAAGCCTAAAAAAGTTTCTGAGGGTAAACATACCACGCAACATATAAACGATAACTACGGGGCTTATATTTGGCTTGCTGGCAAGAGATATAACTAGGAGTTTCAAGAATGGATATAGAAGAAATATTAGAAACCGTTAGAAAAGAAAACCCCGAAATTTATCAAGTGATAATAGCTTTTCTTAAGGGAGAAATATCACGCGAGGAAATAGATATTTTTATATCTTTGTCAGATGATAAAGATAGGGCTGAATGGGTTAAACAACAAATAGAGAAACGAAAGAACATAGAAAGGGAAATAGATGTATAGCATTGTGGAAGTGACTATAAAACGTGGGGAACAAATACTACTAGATTTACTAAAAGATAATCCGACACGCGCAGTAATGCAAGATAATTTTTTCCGCTTTTTCTACTACTTGCCATTTGGTGGATATATCACACCTTTCAGCCTAAACAATATTACTTTGAAAGTATTTGAAAAAGTACCAGCCCCGAAAGGGTGGGAACTTATTAGAGATTATCCAATAAGTATCATGAAAACAAGTCTATTAGCAAAGCTAGAAGACATTGAGAAATACATGTTAGACCAGCAAAGACAAGCCAGCGGGTTATATTTAGATGGCTGGGTGTTTGATACTATCGCAAATGGAATTTACACCCAGGAAGAAACGGCTATTTTTATTAGACAAATGTATTTACATGGCTATGATTTTGAACAAGTAGTAAGCTTATTTACTGCTATTGTGAAACGGTCAAGCCTAGCAAGTTATTTCTTAGATGTGATGAAACGGTTTTATTTTGCTGAAGCTACAGGAAATACAATAGCATACATTATCAATCAGCAAAAACAAGATACAAAAATCATAAGCTAGACCATAGAAAGAAGGTGGGCAGTATTACACAGTATGGAAGACAAATAACAGGAGAAACGCAATATAATGCGCGTGATATACGGCTTAGAACGTTTAAAGGTTGGCAAGGGAAAGTATTTCAATTTGTCCAACACAAGCAGGAAGAACGCTATAGAAAGCTATTAGAAGACGGGTTAGACGATAAGCAGGCACAAGCAGAAATTAAAAAGCCTGTTCCACCTTTGATAGTTGCCCAATATATGGCGGAATTGCTGACAGTTTGCAGAATTGAAAGCGATGAGGGAACAAAACCCGTTTATTTTTATAACCCTGATGAGGGAATTTATATCAATGATAGGGAATTTTTAAAAGACTTTATAAGTATTATAGAGCCACGGCACAACGAAAAAAGGGCTAGCGATTGTATTTACCACTTAACCCGAAAAGCACCACATAGACAGGCGGAAAACGCCCCACATTTGATAATAGTTGGCAATGGTATCTACAACCGAAAGACACGGACACTAGAACCATTTACAGATACAAGGGTATTCACTCATAAGATACAAACCAACTACAATCCACACGCCCAAAGCCCGACTATAAAGGGCTGGGAGTTTAATGGCTGGCTATTAGATTTATTTAACGGGGATAAAGAACTTTATCAGTTATCACTTCAGCTACTCAATGCCGTTGTACGTGGAGAAAGTTACGCTAAAATGTTTTGGTTTGTAGGAGAAGGTGGAACAGGAAAGGGAACGCTACAAGAGTTATTTATAAACCTAATAGGACGGCAGAACATAGCAAGTATAAAGATAACAGACTTAGATGTTAATAATCGTTTTACCTTAGCCCAAGCAATCGGAAAACAAGCCATAATAGGCGACGATGTGCAAGCTGGTGCGGTTATTCGTGATACTTCTAAACTATTCAGCCTAGTTGGTGGGGATACTGTAACGGTAGAGAAAAAAGGAAAAGACGCGTATAGTACTTTTATAAAAACCGTTGTCATTCAATCAACAAACACCCTACCAAAGATACGGGGAGACTATCACGCTATACGGCGTAGAATGGTTATTTTACCCTTTAATAAGCACTTTAAGGGGAAACCTAACCGAGCAATTAAAAACGATTATATCACGCGCCCTAGCGTCCTAGAATACGTGTTAAAAACAGTTATCGACCTAGATTTCAAGGACTTTATAGAGCCTAGCAAGTCAATAGATTTACTAGACGAATACCAGGAAACTATAGACCCTGTTTTAGCATTTTCACAAAATCTATTTACTAATTTACATTCTACCTTTATTCCTAATGATTGGGTATGGTGGTACTTTACAGGTTTTGCAGATTATCATAATTTTCAACATAATTTCAGTAGTCAAGGTTTTCATACTCACTTTCCGCAATATTTACCCGATAACTGGGAAAAATTGGCTTATCCTATTAGTTTACCAAGAGGGGCAGACCTTCCCAAAGGTTTCTACCCCAAGGATGACCAGCCCCACTATTTACCCCTATATGTGCCAATTAAAGGGAAGGCGCAGAGGGGCTATAAGAAAAAATAAGTTACAACACTTTTTAGAAAAAGTGTAGTGACGAAACCCCAACAGCCCCAACGCTTTACGGAATATTACTACACTTACTACACTTATAATATA